CCGCGGAGATGGTACCCCAGCTGGCGCGGGTCAACACCGTAGAGATTAGAAACGGAGGCTATGAGGATGAATGATCCGCACGGTATTACAGCGGAAAACCTGATGAGGACGCTACCGGTTGGCATCGGATGGGATGAAACAATACAGGCGCTTGGAGCTTTAGCAGCAGAAACGCTTTCCCGCCGCCCGGAGGAAATCAGACGTTTGTTAATCTATCCCAATATTGATAATTTGGATGAAGAACTGCTTGATATCCTTGCCTATGATTTTAAGGTCGATTGGTGGGATGGGGATTATTCCCTGGAAGAAAAACGCCGTACATTGAAAGACAGCTGGCGCGTTCATCGGATGCTTGGAACGAAAGCAGCGGTTGAAACTGCTATCTCTGCGATTTATCCAAAATCTGCGGTAAAAGAATGGTTTGAGTACGGGGGCAGGCCGTATTATTTTAAGCTGGAAATCAATGCCACGGGAAGCAATGGGGATTTGGATAAACAGCGGCGCGTATTGCAGCGGCTGAATTATTACAAGAATCTCCGTTCCCATCTGGACAGTGTTGACTATACAATCGACCTTCCGCCCGCAACTCTTTATCTTGGCGGTGCAGTCGGTACCCTCACCGAATTCGGAACCCCGGAACAGCCCAATACCTACGATTTCCGGCAGTACCTGCATATCGGCGGTACAGCCGGGATGCACACGCAAACGAGCTCTCCGGAAGCGCCGTATAAACCGGATTTTGCAAGTACGCTCCATGTGGGTGGCAATGCCGGAATTCATGCGGTGCATACAATACCGCAGAACCCGCCGCCGTTCAGCATCCAGCGGAATGGAAGTGTTTGCACCATCATTATGAACCCACCAGAAGGGAGCTGATAGCCAATGGATCAGGCTTATAAACCTACCACGCACGGCCTTGCCGTTATGGCGGCGTGCCTTGCATTGGAACTACCTTTTAAGATTACCCGCGTTGCTTTTGGCAGCGGTAAAGTGGACGAAAACACCAACCTTGCAGATGTGCACGAGCTGTTTTCTTTCGTGACGGACGGCGCAGTCTGCGGCCGCAGACACGAGAACGACCGGTTTTTCTTTACGATCCAGTTTTCCAACGCGGAGCATCCGGAGGTAAACACCTTTTATTTATCGGAGTTTATGGTTTTCACGGAAGACCCGGAAACCGGTGAAGAAACTGATTTGATTTACGGTACGCTTGGAGATTATCGGCAGGCTATTCCGGCGTATAACCCGATGTATCCGCCCAGCACGTTTAATTTTCCGCTGACGCTTATTCTCTCGAATGAGATCAACGCTTATGTAACTGCGCCTGCCGGGCTTGTCACCTATCAGGATTTGGGGATTCTGATTGACGCGCTTGGAACCCGTCAGCTTCCCATTACCATACCGGCGGACGGCTGGCAGGATAACCCGGACGGCGGCGCTTATGCTTATCGTGCAGATATCCCCGTGGAAAGTGTAACGGCTAAGCTGATTCCACAGCTGTTTTACCCGCCGGAAAGTGCGGAGCGTGCCGGGTATTATGGCTTCTCTCCAGTCTGTGAAACGCTGGATGGAGTGCTGCGGATTTGGTCGAAAGCCGTTCCAGCTGAACCGATCCCGGCGGTGCTGAACCTGACGGGGGACGCGTCCGGTTATTTCGCAGTAGGAGACGGAAACACGGGAAGCGGCACTTTCACGCTGCCGCCTGCCACCGAAAACACGCTCGGCGGTGTAAAAGTCGGCAGCGGCCTGAATGTGACCCGTGACGGCACATTATCCGTCAACGCAGCCACCGAAGCCGAAGTAAACGAGATGTTGACCGGGGTACTCACCCTGGAGAACAAATAAATTCAAACGGAGGAAACACACAATGGCAGAACTGAATGACAAAGTAGCAAAAGTCGGGCATTTGCGGACGCTTACGGAACAGCTGAATAACAAAATCAAAGCGCAGGTTGCCGCCGCCTTTCATCCGGCGGGCAGCGTAGCCTTTGTTGATTTGCCAGAACTGACGAAGGCCAGCGAAGGGCTGCTGTTCAACGTAACGGATGCATTCACGACGACAGAGGACTTTTTGGAGGGTGCAGGTAAGGCTTACCCTGCCGGGACAAATGTCGCAGTGGTGAAATCTGGCGAAGCATACAAGTACGATGCAATGTCAGGATTTCTTGACACTTCCGGCTTTGTGCTGAAAGAGGACGGCAAGGAACTGTCCGCGAACGATTACACCGACACAGACAAGGCCAAGCTGGACGGAATTACGGAGGGTGCAACCAAGGTTGAACCCAGCGATACCCCTGGCAATATTAAAATCAACGGTGTAGAAACGTCAATCTTTCAGGTTGCCACTGATGAAGAAATTAACGCAATGCTGGATGAAGTGCTCGGGCCAACAGAAAATGCATAAGCCTTTGGAGGTGAGCAGGCTATGAGCAAGCTGACAAAAATGTTTTCCCTGAAAACTGCGGTGCAGCGGCTTACGGCTTTGATCGGCAGCGTTGCACAGGCAGCGTCAGAGGATATTGCAGCGCTGGATAAAAAGAAAGTGAATCAATCAGATTATGACGCTGCTATGGCACAGTTATACATTGATATTTTTTCAGGTGAAATTCCCACAACGTTGTGTAATCAGGACGGCGAAGAAATTACGACATCGGACGGCGCAGCGCTTCAGGCCGTGCGGAAAATCAGGAAAGGAAGTGACTGAATATGTTAGGTGGCGGGAACGTTGCCGGTCCGTCCGGGCTGGAATTGCAGGCGGTCATTCAGTCGATTGCGGATTTCAAAAATGAGATCTTTGCGGGGGAAGTTACCACGCCGATTGAAACGCATGACGGCAGAGTTTTAACCACACAGGACGGTGAGCAAATCCTTGCATGTAAGCCGCTCATCACACGAAAAGATACCGCCGCACTGGAAGCTCAAATTAACGCATTGGCATCCAGTATTGATAAAAAAATAAGCGCACATAATGTGTCAGAATTTTCGCATCCGACACATCTTTCTGTGCGCTGAAAGGAGGAAAAATAATGGCAATCAAAAGTTATGAACTGCCAAAAGTCGATATTTTGAACGGGGGGGGGTAACTAATTTCCTTATTAATAAGGGAACGGAGACAGCCCAGCTTCCCGCTTCACTTTTACCGCAGATTTTAACGGCTGATAAACTCTTGATGCCGGATGGAGTTACAAGTATTAACCGACGGTTGCAGCAGATTGGTAGTGGAAATTTAATTGATAACGCTGATTTTTCAATCAATCAGCGCGGTGTAACGTCATGGACTTCTGGTTATGGTCTGGATCGTTACCGCTGCGGCGGTCTTACTGCTCATGCGATTGATCAGGGTGTACGATTAGTTTCCAGCAGCACGACATACTCCAACTTCTTTCAGATAATAGACCGTTCGGTAAAGGATGGCGACGTTGTTACATTGAGCGCGTTGACAAAAGGAAATAACGGATTTCGCCTGGTAATCGGCAGAGCACATGATTCCTCAATTAAAGCAGTAGATATTCCTGCATCGGATGATTGGGAATTGACCTCTGTAACAGCAACATTATCAAATCTAAGTAAATTGATAGCTAAAATTGATCATCCGGCAGCTGTAGCAGGAGACGAAATCATAATTCATAGATGGAAACTTGAACCCGGCCCATTTCAAACTCTGGCTCACAGGGAAGGAAACACCTGGGTACTCAATGACCCGCCACCAAATTACGCTTTGGAATTGCTGAAATGTCAGCGATATTTTTACGCTGCTAATGCTATCGGTAATTCTATTGCATATTTCGGACAGGGAACAACCAATAACACCAACACCCTGGTAGAAATTGAGGTTCAGATACCGAATATGAGATCATATCCGGCTGTGTCCTATCGTGGTTCGTTCTACTTGGAAAGTGAGAACGGCGAAAAACTTCCTGTAACCGGAATTTCTGTTTTTCGCAGCGGTGTTGTTTCTCCAATACTTCTAGGCGTGAAGACATCAGGCACGCTTACCAATGGGAAATTGTATCGACTGCTTGCGAACGATGATAGTAACGCAAGGATCATATTTGATTCAAATCTGTAAAATAAAAGTGAAACAAAAGTAAGGGCTGCCCCCTAAAAATCACAGTTTGTTATTTGAAGGGAGCAAGCGAAAAATGAGTATTGGAATTGATAAATTAGCACATGTGAATAACCCTGCGCTATCAGATATATTGCTGGCACATTCAGCAGCCGAAGGAACCGGAGTAATTGCTATTGGCGATCTTCCAGAGCTGCTGAACGCCGGAAATCTGAAAATGCCGGATAGTGAAGAAACGATTGCGGAGCATTACAGGCAGTTTTGCAATCGGAATCTGTTGATAAATTGGTATTTTTTCAAACCCGTTAATCAGCAAGGGCTGACCGCCTATCAAGTGAGAGGCTACACCATTGATATGTGGAGAACATGGACGGCAACAACGCGCGTCTCGCTGTCAAAAGAGGGCGTTTTAGTGGACTGTACGAATGCTGATGCTGATGGTATTTATCAATATTTTGAGGACGGAGAAAGTTTGCTTGTAGGAAAAATCGTTACAATTTCCGTTTTGACAAAAGAATATGGACTGATAAACAAAAGTGGCATTTTGACATCTGGATCGTCCAGCATTATACAAACCACGGAGTTTGGCGATATTGCGTTATTTCATTCGCTGACAAAAACACCGCCGTTTTTCTTCAGAATTAGCGTCAATGCTGGGAAAGCTGTTACTGTCATTGCTGCCAAATTGGAATTCGGCTCGTCCCAAACTCTCGCCCACAGAGAAGGGAGCAAGTGGGTGCTCAACGAAATCCCGGATTATACAACGGAATTGAAAAAGTGTCAGAGGTATCAGGCTGTCTTCATACTGACTACATGGTCTAATTTCCCTGCATCCGGAGCAACAGGAATAACGAAAAACGGTTTGCGTGTCGCTTTTACGATTCCAGCTAATATGCGCAGAAATCCAACAGTATCTTTCGAAGGAGAAATCTATGCAGACTTCCTGAAATCCGGAAAAATAGAAAATGCGCTTATTAAATCTTGTGTCTGGTCGATATTGGATACACCTGTATCTGTGCGGCTTGCATTGGATGCAACACCAACCGATACTGTTTATCCGGTAATAAGTATATCAACGAAGGATAGTGCTGCGAAAATTATTTTAGATGCCAACCTTTAAGGAGGACAAACAATTATGGACGAATTTTATAACAAACACTACATCAAAACCCGTGACGATGACGCGATTATCGACTGTTGGAGCGACGGTCCGCACCCTGACCGCGACACCACGAACGCAATCTGCATAAGCGACAAGGGCGGCTATCAATTCCGCTTTACGCCGGACGGTGAGGAAAACCCTTTCTTCTATGACATGAACGGCATCCCTCTGTACAAGTGGGACGGACAGGCTGTAGTAAAGCGCACCGCAGAAGAGATTGCGGCGGACCGTGCTGCTATCCCTGCTCCGCCGCCGTCTGAAATGGAACAGTTACGGGCAGATAACGCGCTGCTGCGGGCGCAGATTGCAGCAGCAAGCGGCAGGCAAGATTTTTTGGAGGACTGTATTGCCGAAATGGCTGAACAGGTATACAACGTATGATATCCGCATTTTAGCGGGTACAAATATATTCTGAAAGGATGTTTCTAATAATGACTATGTTTTTTGCACAGAGAGTAATTCTTGGTAAGACGGCGTTTGAGGATGTTCCGAAAGCATTAAAGGCTGGGTGCGCTGAGGTGTTGATTGACAGCGGCCTTGCTGATCTGGTTCCTGCTGCGTTCGGCGGAACGGGGCAGTAAAAACGGGAGGTAACGCTCTAAACACTGGTACTACACTGTGAGCCGGGGACGACAAACTTCGGTTCGCGGTGTACTATAAAGAAAATCAAACATATTGGAGGTACAGCATTGAGTATGAAGGAAATTTTCACCGAAGGGGGCGGGCTGCTGCTGATTGCCTTGACTGTTGTCCAGCTCGTCCCCATCAAAATCAATCCGTGGTCATGGATTGCCAAAACTATCGGACGGGCCGTCAATGCGGAGATCAGCCGCGAGCTGGCCGAAATCGGCAGGAAGCTCGACAATCACGTTATAATGGACGACCGCCGCACGGCAGACGGCCATCGTGCCCGTATCCTGCATTTCAATAATGAACTGCTGCGAAATATCGACCACACCAAGGAGGAATTTGTTGAGGTGTTAACCGAGATTGACGCATACGAATCGTATTGCAAAGAACACCCTGAATATCCCAATAACCGTGCAGTCCTGGCGATTGAGAACATACAGGACAATTACAAAGAACGCCTGCAAAAACATGATTTTTTGCAGGAAGGGACGACCGTATAAGAAGGGAGAACCACTATGGATATTACACCGGTTATACAGGCAGTAACCGTGCTGCTTGCGGCAATTATCACGACCTTTGTTGTGCCGTACATCAAAAGCAAAACCACCGCCGCCCAGCAAAGCCAGATCAATGCCTGGGTGAAGATTGCCGTTTCTGCGGCGGAGCAGATTTATAGCGGCCCCGGCAAGGGCGCGGATAAGAAAGCCTATGTGCTCACCTGGCTGCGTCAGCACGGCGTGACAGTCGACGAGCCGCAGCTTGATGCGTTGATCGAAGCCGCAGTATATGAACTGAAAAGCGGCATCATCCCGATCACCGTTGGGACACGGACAGAAAGCGAGGCAAGATATGGCATCGGTTAAGGAACTGCTGGCAGTCGCCACAAAACAGCTCGGCATCACGGAATGGCCGACGAACAGCAATAAAGTCAAGTATAACACTTGGTACTATGGCCGGGAGGTTTCCGGGGATTCCTACCCATGGTGCATGGCATTTGTCCAATGGTGCTACAACGAAGCCCAAATGAAGCTGCCGTATAAGACGGCCTCCTGTTCAGCCCTGCTGAATTGGTACAAGCAGCACCATCCGGAATGTGTTGTAACCAAACCGGAACCGGGGGATGTAGTAATCTATGACTTCGGACATACCGGGATCATTGAGAGTGCCGCAATCGGAAAGATCACTGCGATTGAGGGCAACACCACCGCAGGGAACAGCGGCAGCCAGAGTAACGGCGGCGGAGTTTACCGCCGCACCCGCAGCACGTCATGTGTGCGGGCATACATCCGGCCCATCAAGGCCATGCAGACGACGGAAACGGAGGACGACGGAATGCTGACATACGAACAGTGGAAGGAATACCAGGCACGTTATCGCAAGGAGCTCCAGGACAATGACAGCGGCACGTGGAGCGCGGAAGCCCGCAAGTGGGCAGTAGAAACCGGCCTGATTGCAGGCAGTGGCACCGCCCCGGACGGCTCCCCTAATTTCATGTGGGAGGATCAGCTCACCCGTGAACAGCTGGTAACCGTGCTGCACCGGTTCGCCCAGCAGATGGGGAAGGCATGAGCAGCATCCAGCTTTTGCAAGGCGACTGCTTGAAATTGATGAAGGATATTCCAAGCGGCAGTGTGGATTTAGTGCTTACTGATCCACCATACAATGTGGGATGCGTTACATCAAAAAACGGAAAGAAAATTGTCAACGCATGGGACAAAATCGACGGATATATAGACTGGTGCATTTCCTGGCTTTTAGAATGCCAGCGCGTCTTAAAGCCCAGCGGCGTCTTGTATTTCTTTCACAACGATATGAAACAGATTTCGGAGCTGCTTTGCGAAATCAGGGAACGAACAAGTTTTGCTTTTATCAGCTTTTGCATCTGGGACAAAGGTAATGCTTATAGGGCGAGAACGTGGCACCATCGTGACCCGCGCGGGAAAATAGCGCTCCGATCGTGGTTCAATATCTGTGAGTATTGTCTTCACTTTTTCAACGCACCCCAAAATGCGGATATCAGCCGGAAGTACACAGGGGTTGAACGTATCAACAGTAATCCAGAGTGCTATAAGCCGCTCAAAGAATGGTATGCAAAAGAGAAAGAACGGCTGGGACTAACAGATCAGGACATTGCAAAAAAGTATACCGAAGTCACCGGCAGAAAGCCATTTATGCTGCATCATTATTTTCAAGACAGCCAGTTTGAAATCCCTACGCAAGAAATTTTTGAATCCGTATATGAACCTCTGGGGTTTGAATTTATAAGTGATGGGCAGTATGGCTATAAATCATTACGACACGGTTACGAAACACTGAGGCGCGATTACGAGGCGATGCGTAATGTCCATATCTGCGACGATATGCACTGCAATGTCTGGCACATACCGCCTATCCCGTCAAACAAGCGATTCCACACCTGCCAGAAGCCGGTAGATCTCTTGGAACGGCTTTGCAGAGTATCCAGCAGGGAGGGCGGTGTTGTTCTTGATCCCTTTATGGGCAGTGGAAGTACAGGCGTTGCATGTGCGAATACGGGGAGAGATTTCATCGGTATAGAAATTGATCCAGATTATTTTGAAATAGCAAAACGGCGGATAGAAGGGAAAATCACATGAGTGGGAAACAACAGGAATTTTCTAAGCGCCTGATCTCCGACATCCGCCTCCTGCTTTGGGTGGTCACGCTCGGCGGGCTGGTGCTGGCAGCCTACTGCATCCGCAAAGGTTACACCGGTTCTCTTCCGTGGCTCACGGCCATGGTAGGCCTGCCGTGGACGGCACACGGCACGGTCTGTGCCTTTTATCTCAACCTCTGTAAGAGCGACCACAGAGAGGGCGGCATTACCTTTGAGGCAGCCAAGGCGGTGGGCTTCCAGCAGACTGCGGAAAGTTCGGTGGATAGTCCTGCAATATAGAGATAATCATATATTTTCAAGAAATAAAACAGCCCAGTTGGAACAGTTTGAGATTCCGATGGGCTGTTTTTTTATTGCCTAAAAAATGGTGATTGGCGAACCTGTATTTATTTTGCAAGTACAAATCCAAAGTCTTTCGGATTTGTCACGAGTGCGATTGCAGTTTGAATTTCACGAACAGGACAATCTGTTGTGAAAGAATCTTCCTCCAAAATAATTTCGCACTTGCATCCGTTGCCAAGCATGAAATTTTGCAGGTCCCGCAGGCAGTTGGAGACAATCTTTTTGTTGAAAAAATCGTAGTTGTGATAAAGTGTATAGGTTTTCATTTTGTTTCTCCATTACTCAAGTCGGTTTTCGTGACGGCCCATGATCTAAGTGGAAGCGCATCCCCTTTCAGCTCCCGGAGGGCTTCATCTGTACCGCAGGCGTCGCAGATATAGACGTGGGCGCAGCGGCTGAGGGCATTGGTGGACAGCTGATCTTTGACTGTCTGACAGCCACAGCGAGGGCAGAAGCGTACCCCATCCGTTTGTATCTTTGCAAATGCATCTATGGCGGTTTTCGCTGCGATCGCTGCTGTAACCTCTTGGCGGAATTCTTCTTGATTCATATCGTTCTCCATTCTCCCCGTATGGCCGGTAGGTCAGCCTATATCTCATTTATGCTGCTTCAGCAGCCGCTTTGGCACGAAATACAGCTGTCAGATGCAGTCGGCAGGTCTTGAATTCCGGACCGCGCAGGCCAAGCCTCCCGGCAAGGACGCGAGTCATCAGCTTTTCCTTCTGGCTGGCGGAGTAGCTTGCACAGCCCTTGAAATAAAGCCGGGAGTTTGGGCATTCAATCGCCCAGGCGCTCATTGCAAGGCAGAACTGGATGTATGCTTTGATTTTTCCGGCATGAGTTGTCCCATTGAACAATCGAAACTCAACGGTTCCTTTGGTGAAAAACGCATGGAGGTTTATGCCTCTGTACCGGCTTGCATTGTAGTGCTCATGGTTGATGCCTCCGCAGTAGCCGTCATTTGCTTGGCTGTACCAGATACGTTCCATACTGCTTTTGCTTTTTTCGGTATCGTTTTTCATTGCTTTCAGCAGGTCCGGATTCATTTTCCTGCACCAGTGATCGGCACGGTCGCCGATTTCCAACGCTTCATAGAAAAGGTCCTGTCGGCCGATTGCAAAGTTCATCAGACGGGTCAGGCTTTCCGGTGTGTGATGCTTCCCGTCCACATGAACATGGATTCCGCAGGAATCGTTTGCTATCGCTCCAGCAGCCCGGAGGGCTCGTACAACATTTTGAAGATCCTCTATATCTTCATATTGGAGGATCGGGCTTACCACCTCACAGGAATATTCTCTGCCTGCCGCCATACGTTCCTTCCCGGCCTTGCGCTCGGTACGGATGCTGCCGTCTGACATGGCTTTCCAGATGCGTCCCTGCCGGTCGGTCGCGGTGTAGGTATTGTAGTAGGTTCCGGCATAGCCCGGTTCTGTTCCAAAATAATCTGCAATAACCTGTGCTGCCTGTTTGCGGGTGATACCCGTCAGTTCAATTTCTATCCCGAAATTCTGCTGCTTCATCATGTCGTACATTTTTTCCGTTTGCCTCCTTGAAATTGCTGCCTTACTCTGTTATAATGGAGGCGGCCGGAGTAAGGCTTCCGGCTCACCTTTTGGGTGTTGGGTAGCGGTTGCTTTGTTAGAGTGGGCCGCTGCCCTTTTTATTTGCTTTCGTCAAGTACGGCCTTGACCGCTTCACGAAGTTCTTCCAGCGTCTTACACTTATCAATCAGTTCAAGTACCATTCGCAGGATATATTCGGTGTTGGTTGCCATTTCGTCCATGTTCCTCCCTCCTTTCATAAGAGCTTGTCTGCTCTGCCTTACAAGTATATAATACACTATTCCGTTTCATTTGTCAATACATAAATTACATTTTTCTATATAAAAAGAAAAAATAAGTTGACGTGAAACACGGAATAGTGTATAGTATAGGTGGAGGTGATATCATGGAGCTTTCAGTGTCAGAAAAAATACGATTGATTATGAAACGACAAAAAAAGACGTTGGGGGAGATTGCCGAAGCAACCGGACAGACTCGTCAGAATCTGTCCAATAAGATGACAAGAGGGAATTTCAGCGAAAAAGATATCCTGAGCTTGGCAAATGCGCTTGGATGCAGCGTTGAAATCAAATTTACCCTCCCGGACGGATCAGAAATATAATCATCCCAATGCATAGGAAAAGCCCGGACACATAAACGTCCGGGCTGTGGGAGTTTGGCTTATTTCTTGCGTGATTTGCTGCGGGGCCGGGGAAGATCCTGATCATCGGTATCGGGTTCCATCACGAGGATATCTGTCAGATCGCAGTCCAGCGCCTTGCAGATTGCTTCAAAGTGCCGGAGGTTAATGCGGTCTGTCAGCTCGTGGTAGTAATCACAGATGGTTGATGGACGGATGCCGGTTGCCCGCGCAAGGTCCGCTTGGTTCCACCTTCGCCTGCCAAGCTCGGTGGAAAGTAAAATCCTAATCATTGCCGTTCTCCTTTGAGATGGATTCTATCATAAATATAATAGAAATATCTTATAAATGTTATAAAGAAACTAAAATAATGCATAAAATTACGTATATTGTTATTCCGCAAAAACAGCCGTTAGAGATCACGAATCGTCTCTAATGGCTGTTTTTACTCAATTTATTGTATCCTAATAGTAGGTGGTGGTAAAAATGGATATCAGAAAACTGCAAGAAAGCGTGAAAGTTGTAACGGATCCAAGACGCTCATGGGGAAATTTGCGGCATAAACTGGAAGATATATTGATCATAGGCTTGTGCTCAGTGATATGCCAAGGGGAAGATTTTGAGGACATGGAGCTTTTCGGACTGGAGCGAAAAGAATGGTTGACGCAATTTCTGGAATTGCCGCACGGAATACCAGATAGCGATACATTTCGGCGCGTATTCGAACGTGTAGACCCGCAAGAACTGTCAAAATGGCTGAACAACTGGCTGGAAACAGAGCGAAAGTCGGGGGGCCGTCTGGTGTCGGTGGATGGAAAAACAATCTGCGGAAGCGGTAACAGCGAGCACAAGGCTTACCATGTGATAAGCGCATGGGTTGGAGAACGTGGGATCACATTGGGAGAACTTCAGGTCGGAGAGAAAACGAATGAGATCACACAGGTGCCGAAACTGTTGGATATACTGGATATTAAAGGCGATATTGTGACAGCAGATGCCATGAGCTGTCAAAAAACAATTGCCGCAAAGGTCAAGGAAAAGGAAGCGGACTATATTTTTGCGCTAAAGGGCAACCAGTCGACAATGGAGCAGGAGGTAAAGGCATATTTTGACGATTTGCCGCAAAATCAGGAGGAAAAAGGCAGAACTGCTAGCTGGACCAGTCCGATGGAGAAAGAACATGGGCGCGTTGAAAAGAGAACGGTAACCGTGGCTCCCTGCGATTGGTTTCAGGATAAGAGTCTGTGGAAAGGGCTCACGAGCTTTGTTCGGGTTCAGCGCGAAGTAACAACCGAGACTGGAAAGACCTCTTTTGAACGTTTTTATATCAGTAGTCTGGACAAAACGCCGGAGCAATTCTGCGCCCTGATTCGTGGTCATTGGTCGATTGAAAACCAGCTGCATTGGTGCTTGGATGTAATTTTTGGTGAGGACAGTTCCCGCGCACGCAAGGACAATTCGCCACTGAATATGAATGTACTCCGAAAAACCGCGCTTAGTCTCATCAAGACTGTGGATCTCGGAAAGCGTATCAGTCTCACGAAAAAGCGCTATATGGCCGCTTTAAGTCCCAACGTACTGCATATGGTAATTTCCGGAAAGTAAATGCTGTTGCCCTGGGGATACCTCTCTATGCTATTGCCTGAAACGCTGCTGTCCGGAGAATGGCACGAAGATCGATATGACTTTGGATGTCATCCGCTCGCTCCCGGATGATGCGGGCGCTTATATTCTGATGGACAGTTGGTATACCAACCCAGCCGTCCTTGACGCCTGCCGAAAGAAGGGCTGCCACATCATTGGTGCGATGAAAACCAACCGTATCCTGTACCCGGAAGGAAAACGTACCCCTGCGGCGGAACTGGCGGCCTCTCTCGATCACGGCTGTTTTCACCCTGTAACGGTGAAAAGCCGCACCTATATGGTGTATCGATACGAGGGCCCCTTGAACAAAATCGATCACGCAGTGGTTCTGCTCTCCTATCCGGCTGACGCAATAGGCAGAAAAAGTGCCCTTCGGGTATTCCTATGCTCAGATCCTTCTCTGTCTGATGAGGCGATTCTGGAATATTATTCTCATCGCTGGTCAATCGAAGTTATGTTCCGTTCTCATAAGCGCTACATGGGCTTGAAGAGTTTTATGGTCAGATCCGCCAAAGCCATTGACCGCCTGTTGCTTATCCTTGCTCTTGCACACTTCTTCTTTTCCTGTGGCCTTGGCCGTATTCTGCCCTTCCACTCCGGTCTCCGACTCTGTCGGTCTGCTTTCGTCAAATTCTGAATTTGCTCATTTATAGAAAACTCATTAAATTTCTTTATACAAAGGTCTCTGTCTGAAGATTTAAAATCAGCTAATGCGCAGTACAGCAAAAAGCCTGACAACCAGAGCTTCTTTTGATGGGGATAATTGGTGTAATGCTCCAAATGATATTCTTTCATCCGGAGTGAATCAACAGTGTCAAATGGCATGACAAACATTATCTCTGGCGCACCAATGAATCTGCCTTCTCT